GAACGCTGTAGTTCACGCACATTGTGACAACGCTCGGGAACGCCGCAAGAACGGCTGAGAAGCCAAGCGATTCAACAACCGTACCCACGCAGCTCGAGACCGCCGCCGATATTGTAAGACCGGCGAGCACACATATCACGTTGTGCACCGCATAGAACAGGAAGGTTCGCCAGAGCATGACGGACGAGCCGAAAAAGTGGAGGTTGATTCCGAGCGATACTGCGAGCGGGATGAGTGTTGCCGCGAGCATCATAATTATGCCTGCAACCAGACGCGCGGTGTAGAGGTCGGCGCGCTTAATGCCGAGACTGTAATAGACGTTGACGGTCTTTTTGTTGGTAACGAATCTGAAAAGCAAAACGCCGACTAACAGCGATATCACAACGAGCAGAGCGGGGTAGAACGAGATGAGCGGTTCATATGCCGCGCGCTCCGAGTCGAAGATAAAGACCTCGTACGCTTCGCGCATTAACTTCATAACGTTCTGACCGGTGATAGCGGCCTTGTTCTTTGCTTCGCTCAATACATCCCAGCAGAAGCCGGTGAGATAAAAAATCATGCTGAGCACAAATGTTGCAAGGGGGAGAATGAAGTTTTTCTTTATCGCGTGAGCGACGGAGAAGCGGAATGTGTTCTTATATTTCTTCATCTGTGACACCTCATTTCTTCTCTTCGGGCTTGCCGAAGATGTCCTTGAAGTCGTAGTCGCTGCCCTCCATCTCCTCGAGGAAGATTTCTTCGAGCGTGAGCGGGAACTTTTCGATCATCAGCGGCTTCATATCCTGAAGCTTCTTCTCATTTTCGTCCATGTCGCCGTTGGCGCTCAGGGTGATTATCTTTCCGTCCTTCGAGAAGTGCCTGATGTCGAGATCCTTGAAATCGCTCTCTTCGAGGTCGCGGTCAAAGACCAGCCTGAACTTGCAGCGCGAGCCGCTGATATCGTCAACCGAGCAGTCCATAACGATGCTCTTGCCGTTTATCAGCGCAATGTGGTCGCACATATCGGCGAGGTCGTGGAGATTGTGAGAGGAGATTATGACGGAACATTCCTCCTCCGCCATGTATTCGAGCAGGAGGTTCTTAATAAGATTCCTCTTTGCCGGGTCGAGTCCGTCGAAGCTCTCGTCGAGCAGAATGACCTCGGGCATCGTGGACATTCCGAGGATTATCTCCGCCTGCCTCTGCATGCCCTTTGAAAAGCCGCGTATGCTCTTCTTTGTGTCGAGCCCGAATACCTTTGAGAGCTTGTGCATGGTGTCGAAGCTGAAGCGGGGATAGTAGCCCGCGTAGAACTTGCCCATGCTCTCGATTGTCGCGTTGGGCTCGAAATAGAGGTCGTCGGGGACATAGAAGAGTCTCTGCTTCACTTTTGCGTTGTCAAAAACATTCTCGCCGAATATTTTGACCTCGCCCTCGTCGGCTCTGTAGACTCCGGCGACCGTCTTGAGAAGCGTTGTTTTGCCCGCGCCGTTGTAGCCGACAAGCCCGTATATTGACGACTTTTCGACTTTCAGCGAAAGATTCTGAATGGCGGTGAAGTCCTGAAACCGTTTTGTAACGCCGATTACTTCAATCATAATTCTTCCTCCTGAGTGTAGATTTCATTGAGTATGTCGATAATTTCCTGCTTTTTGAGTCCCTTGGCGCGGGCGGCAGAGATGGCGTCCGAAATTTCGGACACTGCCGTGTCGTGCACCGAATCGTTCTTGAAAGCCTTTTCGCTGACGAAGCTTCCCTTTCCGGGCACGGTGTATATCGCACCGTAGGATTCAAGGTCGGAGAATGCCTTTTTTACCGTGTTTATGTTCACACCGGCGTCGGCGGCAATGGACCGTATAGACGGCAGCTGTGAGTGCGGAGCGAATGTACCGACAAGGATAAGAGTCAGCAGCTGATTTCTTATCTGCTCGTATGCCGGCACGCGGCTCTGCTTGTCGATTAAGACCACAGCGATTCTCCTTTCTTTTTTGATTCCGGCGCGCCGCAGTGCACCAAAATCAGAATAAGTGTGCTATCTGTCGTAGCACACCTATATCATAACACAAAAAATACCTTTGTCAACACAAAATTTTAAAAAATCTAAAAACAAAAAAGCCGCCCAAAGGCGGCTTCTCTTTGGTGATCCATCGGAGATTCGAACTCCGGACACCTTGATTAAAAGTCAAATATATTAAAAGTCAAATATGTAGTACATACACATAGCGAATTGCGGAGAAAAGCACAACATATAGTAGCTTGGATGTGCGTGGTAGCCGATAAACACTAAACAAAAATCGAGCGTTACTACGGGATTACTACGGATTTTAAGATATCTTCGCCATTTCCTCATGAAGAGTTTTGTCTGATACAAGTGCATAGTATTTTAAGGTCGTGCTGTATTCTTCGTGCCCAAGAATCATTTGTGTAGCTTCGGGTGATACACCGCTTTCTACCATCATTGTTGCACATGTTTTTCGGCAGCAATGGGGGGATAGACGCTTAACTCCTATCTCTTCAAGGCAGTCGTAGTACTTTTTACGCATGTAGCTCGAGCTGTATCCCTCGCCGTCATCACGACATACTATTTTTTTACCTTGCTTTGCTACAAGTGCTTCTATATACGGCTTAATCACCGGCAGAACGGGAACATGACGATTCTCTCCGGCTTCGGTTTTCAGACCACCTATGAGCAAGGCTTGATCCGCTATGTAATCATCCGGAGTAAGGGCGAGTAGTTCAGAAATACGAAATCCCGTGTAAATCAGGATGAGAATGATATCGGCGTATGGGACATTAGCTTGTGCGGCAGCCTTTATCTTTTCCACTTCTTCAGCGGAAAATGGATGTATTTCGTTTTTCTTTTTCTTTGGGAGCTTAACGAATTTGGAATAGTCTTTGTAACAAATGTCTCTCTCCAACGCAAGCGCATAAAGACGCGAAAATGTGATTTTTATATACGAGAGCGAAGTGCCGCTTTGTGCGCTGTATGCATCGATACATTTCTGCATGTCTTCCGTTCTCAGCTCGCGCATTTTGATAGCCTTTACATCTTCGGGAATCTTCTTCCAGGCGGCGTTGTAGCAATCCCGGGACTGTTTGGATATGTTTTTATACTCCGGGCGGGATAGCCATATCATATGCAAATCATCAACGGTCATGTTTATCTCTGTGACCGGGTGTTCGAGGTAGTGAGCCAGAGCAGCTTTTGCCTCTTTGCTCGATGCGTAGTGCCCGAGGATTTCCTGCTTTTTAATCATCTTGCCCTGCTCGTCCAGGCTATAACTTGCCGGCAACGCGACGACCCAGGGACGCCGCTTGATATCCTTGCGTTTATATACGCTGCCTTCGCCGTTTTCACGCTTTGCCATTAAAAAATCCGCTCCTTTACTTGTGTTTCCTCAGAGCGGGTGATATAATAATTATATCAATCCACTCTATACGCATGGTGTGTGTTGATGCCTGAGCCCTCGGTGTTCCAGCACCGGGGGTTCTTTTTTTATCTTTTTTTATTAGAGCATAATTTGTCATTGGTATTAAAAGGTGGACAACCGGTTCTTGTGTTCAAACCGTCAATATGCATATTAAGACTGCTTTTTATTGTGTGCCACATGGGGTCGAGTATAAAGTCTATGCCTTCTCTTCTCGCATGTTTAGCAGCAGGAACAAAATCACTGTCACCTGCAATAAGTACAATTTGATCCACGAGACCCTTTTGTGCCAAAGATGCGATATCCAAACCGATTCTCATATCAACACCTTTCTGCTGAATCTCGAGCTGAAAGTCATCCTCTTTTAGATCATCTATCAAAATGTCCTTTCTGCAAAGTTTTTTTAGTACATCCGGCTTTAGTGCGTAACCGGCCGATGATTCCAACAGTTCTCCCATTCTCAATGCGACTTTGCGCTTGGTCGAGAGAGATTCCAAAAAAGCTTTAGACCACTTGTTCAGGTCACTCTTTGCAAGATTGACCGAACGCTGAGTAAGGGGATGATAGACGGTTTTTTCGGAAGGCGGGCAATCATAATAGAAAATTCTATATAGTTCTCTGTACGTAGGTTCTGGCTTTCGAGTGTTCTCTTTTAAATGACGATGACAGTACTCGACTAACTCATCGGCCCGTTCTTCAGGAGTTTTTTCACCAAATAAAAAATTTGCTTGTTTTCTATAAAATCCTCCATCAACCATTATTGCTGTTTTACCCATTTTTTCACTACCCTTTGTCAAAAAATAAAAAAGTTCCAGACATCGGCACTTCCCGTATGGTGGGAGGTCTACTATCTGGAACTATAATTTATACGTAATGGTAAATCCATTACCTACTTTATTATAGCCAGTTCCGATGGTTTTGTCAACAAAAAGATGCAATTTTTTATGTATAAATATTTTCCTTAAAGCGTCTCAGATCGTCTCAGATCGTCTCAGGTTGTCCGTTGGAGATTATATATTCATCGAGTATGATATTTTATACAGTCTTTTTATCTGTACTTTGCCCCTCATCTAACCACGCTCATGAAAAGCGACTGCTTTCTGAATTAGTTTTTAATTATCTCTCTTACGAGGAGATAAGGAACGCCGATGATGTGATACTGTTCGAGATTTGCGCCCGTCAATTCTTTTGGTGGGTAGGAAGGATTAAGCGGACTGAGTCTCACCATGTCATCAAAGATTTCAACGCGCTTGAGCGTCGCGCATTCTCCGTCATAGATAACAGCTCCGACATCTCCGCTGCGCTCAACAAAGGTTTGTCTCAGTATAAGGACCTTGTCGTCGGTATGATATATGGGGTACATTGAATCGCCGTGTACCTTGAGAACAAAAAAGTCGGATTTGCTTCGTCCCTTGAGAAAAGAGCGCGGGACATCTATTGTTTCGCCGCTCCAATCTTCTATAGCCATCTCGTCGTACCCCGCGGCGATGCTGCCAAGCACCGGAAAAGTAACTACGTCATCAGTTACATTGGGAGAAAAAAGTTTAAATGATTGTGCCGAGGTGTTATCTTCACCGTCAATTAAGTAAGAGGTTGTTGTATTTAATGCTCTCGCAAAATCAGATATCTTGCTCTGGTTTATATTTCGGAGACCAAGCTCAATCTTATTAACAGCCGAAGCTGTTTTGAAGCCTACTCTCTCAGCAAGCTCTTGCTGTGACATTCCTTTTTCTTCTCTTAACTTTCTTATTCTATCATAGATTGTCATATTATCACCGCCTGCTTGAATAATATCAGCTATTAGCCAATTTGTCAACTTTTTTTGAAAAAAATTAAAGAAAACCATTGACAAACTGGCTAATAACAATTATGATATGTGTATAGCCAAAACGGCTAAAAGAAAGGAGGCGAAAAACATAATGACCGCGACAAATAAGCTGAAGGCAAAAATGGTGGAGGCCGGAATCACACAGGCCGAACTGGCGAAAATCCTCGGAATCTCCTATCAGGCAATGAATTACAAGATAAACAACAGGTCTGAATTCAAGGTGAGCGAGATAGAAGCCGTTGCCAGTGCTCTGAAGATCAGGAATAAAGACGAATATTTTTTTGCCTAATCATTAGCCAAAATGGCTAACGGCGTAGAAGGCGAGGCGGGGAGAAAAACAAAAAAATCCATATTACATCAATTAAAAGGAGGTGTCCATCCGTGTTTAAATACGGTTTTACGGAATTCGGTAAAGATGTCAAAAAGCGTCTGATAGACCTGGATAAATCGCAGGAGTGGCTCATATCGCAGCTCAACCGGGACACAGGGCTTTTCGTTGACAGTAGTTATCTTAACCGCATACTTACCGGACGCTGCAACAGCGAGAAGATCATCGCATCAATATCAAAAATACTCGACCTTTGAGGGTCGAAGAAAGGAGATGACCATGACAAAGTTTGAGAAGCAAATAAAAAAGCTTCTGAGCGAGCAGCGGCAACTACTCGCCCGGAAGTCGAAAGAGGGGGGTGTGACTATATGGTGTTAGGTAAAATCTGTTTCGCTATTAACACTGGATGTTTGGTTTTTCAAATTATCATTGTGCTGCGTGCAACTGTGAATGCCGAAAAAAGAGAGAATCGTAAGAACACCGACTATAATTCCAATAATCCGATCGACTTTATCAGCCGAATTCCAGAAAGCCGTTCGTTTCTTGTGCTGCTTGCCGTTTGGGCTGTCGTGGTTTGTGTCGCTATCATCACCACTGCGTGATTCCTCTTGAGTCTTTGAAGCAGGTGCCTGTTGGATGCGGGAATCTTCGATGTTCTGCGCTGCGTTTGGTTCCGATAAAAACGGAATAGCAAGTGCTGTCATCTTCTTTAAAAAATCTTCTGCTTCTGCTTCTGTGAGACTTGAGGAAGAAATTGAAATGTAGCACTGATATGGAGTCTTATACAGAATGCTTTTGGTATCAAGATAAAGGTACGCGGACTCTTCGAGTGCGTTGGTACACAGGAGAGTTATAGACTTAAAAGGCGCACTGCCTGAAAAGTATTTCTTAAATTCCTCTAAAGTGTACCTTGTCTCATCGCTTATGTCACGACAGACAACTACGGTAGTTCGATAATTCTCCGATGCCGGAATCAGTGCGGTGTACTCATTTTCAATAGTCTTAAAAAGCTCAAGCAATGAAAATTTTTCGATTCTCCAGGAAGCAGATGCCGGGAGAGTAACATTCGTTGTTTTAGAAACTTGCATGACACACCTCAACATTTTTTGTTTTTAGTATATAAATTTCAAGACTAAAAGTCAATATAAAGGAGCTTTATAAATGAACGAGTTAATCAAAATCAACTATGAAAGCGACAGACCGACAGTCTTAGCGAGAGACCTGCACGAATTCTTGGAAGTCAAAACTGCCTACAAAGATTGGTTCCCGAGAATGTGCGAATACGGCTTTGCGGCTGGTGAGGATTTCAACCTGCTCAAAAATGAGCGGGTTCAGATCGAAGGTTCGAGAGCTGTATCAAGAACCGTAGACGATGCACAACTTACCATCGATATGGCAAAAGAGATCTGTATGCTTCAGCGCAACGAACGGGGTAAGCAGGCGAGGCAGTATTTCTTGCAGCTCGAAAGAAAGTGGAACTCACCCGAAGCGGTGATGTCGAGAGCCCTCAGAATGGCTGAGGAAAGGCTTGAAAGATTTAAAGCTATAAACGCCAACCTCTCAGTTCAGAACGCCATTATGCAGCCGAAAGCGGAATATTTTGACGGTCTGTGCGACCGTGAGAGTCTTACCGGAATCAGAGAGACGGCGAAGCTTCTCGGGCTAAAACAGAATGACTTTGTAAAGTGGCTTATAGATCACAAATACATTTACCGCGACAAGCGCGGCAGGCTGATGCCCTATGCGGAGCATGTCGATTCAGGGCTGTTCACCGTCAAGGAGACATACAACGATAAGACCGACTGGACAGGCGTTCAGATGCTTATCACCGTAAAAGGAAAAGAACGCTTCTTGAAAGCGCTCTCGTGAAAGGAGGAAAACACCATGCGTAAAAAAATGGCACTTATGTCAGTCGACGAGGCGTCAATGTACCTGAGAGAGGTTATCTACATACCGCCGCATCAGATCCGTCTGCTCGCGAGGGAGGGAAAATGCACCTTCTGTATCGCGATTAAAAATCCGAGCGGGTCGTACTCGTACCACATTAGGCTTGACCGGCTTGAGCAGTTCAAGCGCGGAGACATTGGTCTTATGGTGAGCTAAGGGCAAAAACAGAAAGGAGACATCAAAATGACAAAAGGATTTTTAACAATTGCCGCAGTGCTGGCGCTCGTCCTGCTTTTCGCGGCGGCAGCGGTTCCTGAGACAGAACCGATTACCGCGCCTGAACCGACGGTATCGGCGCAGATACCCACAGCACGCTACCGGTTGACCGCAGACGAGCGAGAGCTTATATGCGAGGTTGTTATGGCTGAATCGGGAATCGAGCCGTTTGATGGCAAAATGGCGGTCTCACAGTGCATTTTAAATGCGTGTGAAAAGACCGGCAAACGCCCCGTGGAGATAGTTGCGGAGTATGGTTACACCGACCGCCGGGTAGAACCGAACGCAGAGACGAGGGAAGCCGTCGCCGCGGTCTTTGATGCCGGCGAGACGGTGACAGACGCAGACATTCTTTATTTTTATGCGCCCGAGCTGGTATACAGCGAGTGGCACGAATCGCAGACATACATATGCACGATAGGCGCGCACAGGTTTTTCGCCTAATAGAAAGGAGATTTAATTTATGAATATTAAAATAGGCGACTTCGTGAAAGGCATAACAAATGACTACGGTATTACAAATACAAAAATGACGCGAGGCGTAGTTACTGACGTACGCGATGGAAGCATAGTGGTGCGAGTATTAGACCACGACGATGGTGATACCGGCATATTTACAGTAAATCCGAAAAAGTTTGAGGTTATAGGTCATCAAAAGCAGTTTGACCGCGCGGAAGTGCTGAAACTTTTAAAAGATGGCTGTAAAAAAGCAATCTTAGATTATGACCTCAGGGGCGCAGACCTCAGCAACGCAAACCTCAGGGGCGCAGACCTCAGCAACGCAAACCTCAGGGGCGCAGACCTCAGCAACGCAAACCTCAGCGACGCAGACCTCAGCGACGCAGACCTCAGGGGCGCAGACCTCAGGAGCGCAGGCCTCAGGGGCGCAAACCTCAACGACGCAGACCTCAGGGGCGCAAACCTCAGCAACGCAAACCTCAGCGACGCAAACCTCAAGGGCGCAAACCTCAACGACGCAGACCTCAGGAGCGCAAACCTCGATTATTCTTGTTATCCGCTTTGGTACGGCAGCCTGCATCTCAAAGCCAATAAGAGGCTTGCTTGTCAGCTTGCGTATCATCTGTGCTCAATGCAGTGCGATGACGCAGACTATGTCAAAATGCGCAATTCTATTCTCGGTTTTGCGAATCAGTTCCACCGAGTGGATAAGTGCGGTGAGCTGAAAGAGAGGGAGATATAACTATGGCTTTAAAATTTGCAATTCAAACAGTCTTTGAAATTGTCGCCGTCGTACTTATCATCTATGGCTTTTGCCGTGAGGACAAGCTCATAGCATTCGAGGACGACCTCAAAGCAAAAATTTTAAACAGAAAGGAGACAAAATGCAATGGGAAACCAGACGACTAAAAGCCCGTTCGATGTGCAGATCCTTGCTGCCAGGCTAAAAGACCTGATGCGCGAAAGCGTGCCGAAAGTCACGCAGAAAGACCTTGCCGCGACACTCGGCACCGCGCCTAACATGGTATCGGCGTATATGCACGGCAAGAGCTGTCCGTCGCTGCCGATGGCGGTGAACATAGCGCAGTATTTTGATGTGTCAATTGATTATCTCGCCGGCTTGACCGACCATCGGCGGCAGCAAGTAATCGTGTCAGCACCAACACCGCCACCGAAGCGCGGGCGTGACCCGTGGCGCAAAATGGCGGTCTGCAACAGCTGTGACTGGCGCAGACGCATGGCAGCGCCGTGCGGCGACTGGGACGGCACGGCATGTATGTACACCCACGAGACCGGGATTTTTCGCGAATCACCGCCGACGGAAGACGGCTGCGCATATTATAAAAGCCGCCAACGCTGAGTGGGCAGCGAAGACGGCTGTGCGAAATAACACACTACTAAAATAGCACAACCCGAGGAGGATTGTCAATATGCCTTACTATCACACTTGCCCTCTTTGCGGAGCCAATCTTGACCCCGGAGAGAGATGCGACTGTACAACA